TATATGTTAATTCAAGAGTATGGTAATCCTAATGGTAAAGATAGATTCATTAGAGATGCTTTTTTGAGAGAGATAAATCAACTGCCTAAAGATATTGAAAGAGGTATTAATGAGGTGGTTAAGAGTGTCTAATCAAATTACTTCTTTGTCATTAGAGTATTCATTAAAAGAGTATCTTTCTTCATTGACTGGTATTGATGTAGAAATTCTTTATTCAGGAATAGAATCACCTACTAACTTACCTTATATAAGATTAAGAAATGTACCATCCTTTCATAACTCTATTTCTAAGAATAAAGAAACTATTGAAGCTGTATATAATTTTGAGGTTATATTATTCGCTGAGACAAGATATGAATTAGGTGAATTACGTAATATAATTACTAAATCACTTATATTCGATGAAATTCCTTATTACAATAGTGATGGGGAAGAAACTAATTATAAATTGATAATAAATGACGGTATAACAGAGTCTCCCGTATTCCCTAGTAATATAGAGAATGAGACATCTTATCATCAAGTTACTTATGATTTTAGTATTACTGTCACTTATCATAAAAATAAAAATTAAGGAGAGATATGAATGGCTGTTGAATACAAAGGTTCGGATTTTCTTTACTTAGTATATGTAGATGACCAAGAAAAAGAATTCCGTATTTTCAACCAAACTGACGGTGGAAGCGATTCTGCTGCTGATGAGATTGAGTTGGATACTAAGGATAAGTCAGGTTCTGACTACGGAAGTATTACTCACACAATCAACATTGAAGGTATCTTAACTAAAGATGACGAGGCAATTAAGTTTATTAAGAAAGCTCAACGTCAGAAGAAGTTTGTTAAGATTATCGAAGTTGATACAACTACAGAAGATACCGAAGAAGGTATGTATATGCTTACTAACGTGAGTATGGCTTATTCTAACGGTGATTACGCAACGTACTCTATTGATGCTACGTTGAATGGTTCCCTTACTGAAGGAACTATCGAAGAAGTGCCTGAAGGTGCGCCTGATACGGGGATTGAAACGCCCTGAGCCGCCCGTCATAACTACTGAAGAAGAGACTGAAGAGGTTGATGTAGTTGAATACGATACTGTATATAACGAAACAGAAGAATTACCTCTAGGTGAAGAAGAAGTGGTTCAAGAAGGTAAGGACGGGTACACGGTTAACACGTATAAAGTTACTTACGAAGACGGTGTAGAAGTTGATAGGGAGCAAATTGATTCTGAAGTAATTGACCCTGTTGATAAGATTGTTAATGTAGGTACTTTTGTGGAAGAAGGAAACGATTAATTAAGAATGGGGCGGAAGCCCCTTCTTTTTTATACTAAAATATGAGGAAATGGGGAAATTTATAATGATGATGTTTGAAATTAATAATGAGGAACATGAGATTAAGTTGACGTTGGAAAGTATTAAATATTTGAATAGTCGTAATAGCGGAGGAGCTTTTGAGTTTATTCAGAAAGCAATTTCAGGAGATTTAGATACGTATGTTGATATCGTATTTGCAGGATTATTCCACACTGAAAAGGGATTTAAGAAGAAAGACGTAGAAGCCGCTATTGATGAAGGTATTGCTAATGAGAAAATTGATTTATCGGAGATTAATTCTACTTGTTATGGAGTAGTATCAGAGAGTTTTTTCTACAAGAAGACAGTGAACAAGATGTTCGAGAGCGACCCGGAAGCGAAGAAAGAGTTAGAGAAGCTGATGATGGGTTAAAGGACGAAGAGGAAGGAAGCTCTTATATTGATGTAGAGCAATGTATTAGACATGGGTGGAGGTATCTACGTTTGAAGCCTTACGAAACTGTAAAGCTTACGCATAAGGACTTTTGTATAATGTGTGAAGAGAACGTAGAATACACTCATGATAGACGTGAGGAAATTGCTATGTCAGCCATAATGAATGCTGTTGCAAGTAGAGGTAAAGGTAAGAATGGAACTATACCTAATCTTAAAGAACTGTATAACAGGGATTCAGAAGGAGAAAAAGAATCTATGGAAGATATTGTGGCGAAGCAAGAAGAAGCGATTAATTGGTTAAGTAATAAAACGATTGTTAATAAATAGGGTTGAGATAGAGAGGAGGTAAATTATGGCAAATAGTTATGTAGGTAAAATAACTGTACAAATAAATGCTAAAACTGATGGCCTTACCAAAGGAATAAATCAAGCTAATAAGTCTGTAGATAAGTTTCAAAATTCTGCAAGGCTTACAGGTATTGCGATTTCAAGAGTTGGTGGCGCAATTGCAGGATTTGGAACGATGGCAGCAGGTACATTGACTGCAATATCCGCAGCATCAACTGGTGCTTTAATAGGTCTAGCTAATATAGCTTCAAGTTATGAGACTGCTTGGACTAACGTAAGAAAAGTATTAGATGGTACTGAGGATGAGTTAGCTCATGTAAATAAAGGTATTCGTGATATGACTAAAGAAATACCTATGGCTGCTGAGGAGATTGCAGGAATTGCTGAGTCTGCTGCTAGGTTAGGTATCAAGCAAGAGGATATTCTGAAGTTTACAAGAACTGTTGCTGACTTAGGTGTTACGACAAATATGGCTGCTGATGAAGCGGCAGAAGCATTTGCAAGATTCGCTAATATTACAGGTATGGCGATGGATGATGTAGACCGTCTAGGTTCAACAGTGGTTCATTTAGGTAACAATTTAGCTACATCTGAGAAAGAAATAACTGCTATGGGATTACGTATTGGAGCGGCAGGTAGGCAGGCAGGCCTATCAGAAGCAGAAATTATGTCATTTGCAGGTGCGATATCTGCTACAGGAATTAGAGCTGAAGCCGGAGGTACTGCGTTTACAAGGGTTCTTCAACGTATTAGGAATTATACAGAAGAAGGAGGAGCGGAACTTCAAACATTAGCTAAGGTTGCGGGCGTTACATCTAAGGAATTTGCGGATTCCTTTAATAAAGACCCTGCTAATGCAATAATGAGCTTTATATCAGGCTTAGGTGAGATGGAAAAAGCCGGAGGTAATACTTCTAAAGTTCTTGATGAATTAAGTTTTAGTGATATTAGAGTTAAGGATACATTACTTCGTGCGGCAGGAGCTAGTGATATGTTTAAAGATGCTTTAGATAAAGGAACTACTGCTTGGAAAGAAAATACTGCTTTAGTTAATGAGGCAAATATGCGTTATGCTACTTTTGAATCTCAATTACAAATACTTAAAAATAGATTTGTGGATATTCTGAGAACTTTAGGTATTCCTATTATAGAAGTGTTTAAAGATATGATTAAGTTTATCGACCCAGTAGTTACTTATGTTGAAAAGTTAGCTGACCAGTTCTCTAAGTTAGATATGAAGATTCAAAAAGCTGTAGGGTACGTATTGGTAGGTATTTCAGCATTTTCAGCAATTGGAGCTGTTATAATGCTTGTTGTAGCTGCTATAGGAGGTTTAGTAGCGGCTGTAGGTCTTGCTATTGCAGGTCTAGGTACTTTAGGTGTAACTCTAGTCGGAACTATAAAGGTAGGGGCAATAGTGGCTGCTGCTGTAGCAACATATGCTACTGTATTTACTTTAGCTGCATCTGCAATTGGTGTATTATGGGCTAAGAGTGCAGGATTTAGAAAACTACTTACTGATTTAGCTAAAGCTGTTATGAGAGTATCATTACTCATTAAAGATGAAGTACTTGGTACTATTGTTGACGTATGGAAAGTTGTTAGAAAGTTTTGGAATGATGATTTAACTGCTATCATTAAGATAGTGGAAAATTTCTTCAAGAATATAGTAGATTTAGATACTTCATTTTCTTGGTTAGATGAAATTGTTGGAGTATTTAAAGTTCTTAGAAAGACGATTGTTTCCGTGGTTAAGGGAGGATTAGATTTATTTACAAAAACTGTTAAAAATCTTGAACCTTACTTGATGGTGCTTTCTAATAGTTTAAAGAGGCTTGTAACAAGTCTCAAAGATATTGCTTTAGGAGGCTCTAATACAAATAGTATACTTGAGTCAATGTGGAATATTTTGTCAAGTATTGTTAAAGTACTTATAAAGGTATCTAATGTGTTTAAGATGATTAATTTAGGCGCTTTACTAATTTTACTAAATGTAGTTGTTAACGTATTGGTAAGGATTAATAAGGCTACCAAACACATAATTGATGCTGTATCTCACTTAATAGATGTGTTTAAGGCATTATTTAAGCTTGATTTTAAAGGAGCCGGAGACGCTTTTTTGAATATGTTTTCTTCCCTTGGTAAGGCTGTTGGTAATTATATAGCAGTTATTTGGGATGTATTTACATCATTCTTAGAGTCGATTATATCTCTTGTATTTAAGAAGGATATAGAGATTAATAAGGTAGTAAAAGATATGTTTGACAAAGTTGTGAATAAGTTAAAGTCTACTATGGATGTAGTTAAGAAGGTTGGAGGAAAGTTCTTCACACCAATTGTTGATGGAGTATCGACAGCTTACAAGCATATTAAAGAATTTACTACTAAAGTATCTAATAAGACGTTAGAAATCTATGAAATAGTTAAAGAGAAATTGAAGTTGACTAGTAAGATAATTGGTGACTTTGTTACCGAGGCTGTAGGAATTCTAACAGACTTCTTTAAGGTAATTATTGCTTTATTTAACGGTGATTTCGATGAGATAAAAAATATTGCTAAAGATAGATTCGATTCTATTGAAGATACTTTTGGTACTAGTCTTAATGATATTAAAGAATTAGTTGGAGAAAGAGTAACGGAAATAGTAGGAGAGTTTATTAAGAAATTAAAGGAACTTCCTGCGAGGGTAGAAAAGGCGATTAAATCTATTCCAGGAATTATTGCAAAAATTGCTGCTGAGGCAACTGGCAAAATTAAGAATTGGTTAACGGAGCAAGATGAGTTAAATAATGAATTCTATGCAGACTTAATGGGTAAAGTTACGAAGCTTGCTAAAGATGCTCCTGGAGAGTTTATGAAAACTTTTACTGAGTTTTTAGGAATTAGTAAAGAAGGTTATGAAAATACTAAGGAAGAGGCTGAAACAGGTCTTGAATCTATAAAAGCTAAGTTCAGTACTAAGTTTGAAGAAATAAAAGAATTGATAAAAGAAAAAGCTAATGATTGGGTAACTGAAATTGCTACTTCTTTGACTAGAATGGTGACTGGCTCAACTACTAAGTTTGATAATTGGTACGAGTTAATTTCAGAATTCTTTACTGATATACCAGGTAAGATAAAAGGTTGGTTAGAGACTTGGTGGGATACGGTGTCAGAAGGTTTTGATAATGCTAAAGAAATATTCAGTAATGGATTAAAAGGATTTTCTGAAGTATTATTGAATTGGTTTACTAAGACTCCTAAAGAAAAAGAAGTTAAAAATACTGGTAAAGAGATAGTTAAAGAAATGGCTGAAGGTACTATGGAGCAGGAAGATGACTTCACTAATAAGTTAGGAAAAGTAGTTGTTGACGTTCTGCTTTTCGTAGCTCAAGCTGCTGCTATCGTTGCATTGGCTGCTGGAAGAGAGCTTATCACTCGTATTGGCGAAGGTGTTACTAATATGAAGGATGACTTATCAGGTAAATTTAGTGCTACTTTAAAAGCAGGTATAGAGGGTGCTAGAAGTTGGTTGTCCAACGCCTTCAATACTGGTAAAGAATTTGTTAATAGGATTATTGACGGTATTGTAAGTAGAATTAGCTCATTGAAGACTGGGGCCAAGGTTGCTGCTAAAAAAGGTGCTGCCGGAGCTAAAGAGGCTTATAATAATTTTCTACAGGCAGGTAAAGATATGGTATCAGGTTTTATTAAAGGTATTCAAAGTAAGCCTAAAGAGCTATGGAATGCTGCCACAAACCTTGCTACATCAGCGTGGACCGCTGTTAAGAGTAAATTAAATATCAACTCTCCATCACGATTAATGATGAGTGTTGGTGATGATTTCGGAGAAGGTTTTGTAGTGGGTATTGAAAGGAGTATTGGCAACGTAATTAAAGCTTCAGATAAGTTTGCCGAGGCTGCTGTTCCTGATTTATCTAAGTCAGTTGACTTAAATTATTCAACTCCAAACTCTATGTACTCATCCTTATCTTCAGCAGTTAGTGGTACTGTTGATGTTAATAATAGGGAAGAAAAGCTATTATTAGCAGTAGAAAATTTAGGAGATAGAATTGAGTCAATGGAAGTTAGTATTGATGGCAATAAAACTGGTAAGATTATTGCACCGCAAGTTAAAAAAGATATTGATAAAAAACGTTACTCAAGTTATAAACAAAATAGACAAGGTAGGGGGTATATTTAATGTTTATAAATGGGGAAAAAATTCCTTATGTAGAAGTGTCACGAACATTTAATGTTAACTCTGTTATTAGAAATTTTGACAGAATACCTCATACTAATGGACGTGCTTATACTATAAAAAGAGGGTATGGTGGAGGAGGAATCCTTCCCATTCCCGTAGTATTTACAAGAAGGGATAAGGAAGAATTTAGTTGGTTTGATATTAAAAGGGAATTAACATCAATGCTATACCTAGATGAGCCTTCATATTTCTCCTTTACACATGATGGTGATTATTTTTATGAAGGATTTGTTATTAGTATAGACTTACAAGATACATATGATTATGTATCAATAGGTGTTATAAATATATTATTAGTAGATGAATTACGTGTATCATCTCCTAAAGTAATTTCAAATACTGGTGTAGTTAATATTAAAGGGCATGAGTCCACTTATTGGGAAGTGTCTACAGAGTTTACGTCTGCTGCTACTAATTTTACAATTTCGTTTGGTGAAGAAGGAGTAAGTGATTTAAGAAAGATAAACAAAGTATCGGTTAGGTTTAATTTTTCTGTTGGAGATATCTTAGTGATTGATTATTTGAAAAGGAAAATTACTGTTAATGGTGTTGATATAAGTAATTCTTTAGTGATTATTGACTCTAATTATATGGATTTACCTATTGGTAACGTAGAGATATCAGCATCTAATGCGTTTAATTTATTTTATAGAGAAAGATATTATTATTAGGGAGGAGGATAACATGGCTATAAGTGGAGATTATGAATATGAGATAATTAATGATGATGAAGTCGAGATAACGGGATATAACGGAAGTGACACAGAAGTTATTATACCCGATGAAATAGATGGCA